CAATCATACAAGTATCTCTAATTGCTTAGCAACAATTGGAGTTACATACACAATGGCCGATAAAACGGCCCAGAGTATTCCATACATCAACATCTCAGAAACATCATTTCTTAAGCGAAAATTCGTTTTTGATCCAACCCTCAAGCGAGTGGTTGCTCCTTTAGATGAAGAATCTATAGAGCGCTCTCTTACAGTTTGGGTCAGATCTAAATCGATCACTGAAGAAGAACAAGCTTTGGCTGTTATCTCAAGTGCTATCAGAGAATATTTCTTCCATGGGAAGGAAATTTTTGAGCAAAAGAGATTAATGTTCAAACAGACGATTAAGGAATTGGATATTGAAAGATATGTCACGGATTCTACCCTTCCTAGTTATTCTGAACTAGAAGGTGAATACCACAAACGATCGGCTTTGGCTGATAGTTTGCGGGATTAAAGAACCCTCCGGATTTTCTACTACCCTTCTAATTAGTAGGACGTGAGTGTGGGACACGTTATTCCCTTAGTATAGGACTTTAGGTGAAGTTCTCAACCATAATCACCTCTGTAGTGTTAGTTACTAGTGTTGTTCAATTTCTCTCTGTAAGAACAACATTGAGGAACATTGTAGTGTATCTGTCCTGGCGATCCCAAAAATCTCTATTTAGAGAAGGTTTGACTGATAACCAATGAGGGAAAAGACTAGATGTAGAATGAGTTTTCTTATTCATGGTCTATAAACAATAAACTCGCTGGAAATAATTGTTTACGTGGCAACTCCGTCAGAGTTGTACTGAGTCCGTCAGTTACGGACGCCGTGTCACGGGGGTTTACCCGTGCGCTTCAGACTGAAGAAGTCCAGAATCTGAAGAAAGAAAAACCGACTTTACACCGTATTATCAGTGATTTACAATCATCGGATGTATCAACTGCTAGTTTACACATGGATTTACCTCCGGGTGAATCTGTAGTTGAAACTACAAAGTTTTTGGACGCTGAATCAGGAGATGTTGAAGCATTCGAACCATCCAGTGATTCTACTTATACTGAATCATACAAAGCAGATTCAACACTTGCTGGCTTTTTATCTCGACCTGTTCTCATAGACTCTAGAATTTGGACTGAAGGAGCTGGTCTTTCGACCACTATAGATCCTTGGACTCTATACTTCACCAATTCTGTTATTAAGAACAAACTTGAAAATTATGCCTATATTCGTTGTAATCTACATGTCAAAGTTATGTTGAATGCATCTCCATTTTACTATGGTTTGCTTGGATTCTTTTATAGGCCTTTGCCTATTTTGGATCCGGCCCCCATTGTAACGGACGCATCTAACAGACACTTTGTTTCTTTGTCACAAAGACCCCATATCTGGTGCTACCCTTCAGAATCTCAAGGTGGCGAAATGGTCCTACCTTTTCTCAACCCGAGAAATTGGATCAATTTGACTAGCTTGTCTTCTATGGGTGACATCGGTGATTTGGATATTCAAAGTTTCACAAACTTATTGAATGCCAATAGTGTTGTTGGAAGTGACTGTGATGTACAAGTGTATGCTTGGGCCGAAGATGTGTATCTTTGTGGTCCTACATATGCTGCTGCATTGCAATCCAGCAATACGAAAAAGAATCCCGGTGGGGGATCTGTATCCCTCAAACCTGCAGCGAAAGCAAATCCTGTTAAAAACACGATTACTTCTTCTAAATCTTCCTCATCTTCTGCTCCCAAGGTGGGAGCATCAAATCAGATGGGAACCTATATGAAGGCTGCTAAGCAACGAGATTCTACCAGTGGGACTGTTTCTGGTCCTGCATCTGCCATAGCGCGAGCTAGTGGTATTGCGGCATCCGCAGCTGCCGCATTGGGTCCCTTCAGTGGAGGGGCCACTCTTGCTGCTGCGGCTCCGCTAGCGGCTGTTTCTACAGCCGCAGCTGGGATATCTGCAATAGCCGAAGTTTTTGGCTATACAGATACTCCTGTCATTGATTCTGTGAAGCCCTACAAATCTTTACCATTTCATGGTTTTTCCTCTGCGGAAATTTCTCATCCTAATGACAAGTTGACACTTGATCCCAAGAATGAGTTAGCCATGTGTGGTACTGCTGTAGGTGCTCCAGATTCTGACGAATTGAATATAGAAGCTTTTTGTAGACGTGAATCTTATCTCACCACTTATAACTGGGCTGCCTCTGATATACCCGATGCACTCTTAATGAATGCTCGGGTGACACCGGATGCCTATAGATATAATACTACCGGTACTGGTCAACATAGAATCTACTATACCCCTATGGGGTTATTATGTAGAATGTTCCAATACTGGAAGGGTGACATTGTATTCCGTTTTCGCTTCATATGTTCCAAATATCATCGTGGTCGTGTACGTATTACATGGGACCCTGCTACTAGCGTTTATGGAGCTGCAGCAACCAATACTTCGAATTATAATCGAATTATTGATATTGCTGCTGAACCTGATGTTCGTATCAAAATCCCATACTTGCAATTACTTGCATACATGCGCTTGCGCGATGATTTAGCCACCATGGAAGGTGACTCCGGGACTGAACAAGCCCCACTCTCAGGATTTGACAATGGACAATTGTCTATTAGAGTTTTTACTCAACAAACAAGTCCTGTGGCTAGTGCAGACATCAAGATAGTAACTAGTATATACGCTGAAGGAATGGAATTTGGTGGACCACGTGAAATTATTAATAATTTCTCCCACTACGCTCTCCAATCCGCAGATGTTAATACATATAGTGAACTCTCACCTGCTGAGCCATTATTCGAAGAAACTATGTTATCCCCCGAGACCAATTTGATCTATATGGGTGAATATATATCTTCTTTGAAACAACTTATGCGACGGACTTGTAAAAGTTTTACTGCGTATTTTCCCTCAAATACTACTGCACGAGATGCAATTTTGAGTTGTCATATATCGCGGATGCCGTTGTATAATGGGTATGACCCAAGTGGAATACATAGTGCTGATGAAGTAGTAGCTGCTCTCCAAGCTCCTTACAATTTTGTTCATAATGTTCCAATGAATTGGATCGGACAATGCTTTGTTGCATGTCGTGGATCTGTCAATTGGAACTTCAATATGAATAATAACAATTTTGTATCTACATTTAAAGTTCAACGAGACCCTACTACATTAGCTGTGGCCGATTATTACAAAATGACCACCACAACTAACGGAACGGATCTTAGTACTGCAAATTCAGAGTTATGGGCAATTACCACACCTGGTATAGCTGGAATGGCACTTACAAATCAGATGACACAGACAGGACTATCAGTGGTAGCTCCTATGTATAACAGCAACCGTTTTTACGGTTGTTCGCCTAATCAGCGAACGTTAGGACAAACTTATGATTCTTCCAATGAACAAGGAATTCTTGTGGAAGCTCATACTAGTCCAGCTGATGGATCTAAGAATTCTAAGTATAATCGACTTGATGGCTATGTTGCTATCGGTGCTGATTTTGCTTATCACTTTTTCTTAAATGTGCCAACTATTTTTCATTTGGATACATTACCTGTTGGTAATGACCCATAGCTCCTTAGGGAGCCCCCGGACGATTAGTCTTTACGTCCTAAAATAATAAAACCTTCAGTCTGACTGGGGAAAACACATGTGAACGGTGCATGTAACTCTATTGGAGTTTACGGCGCGTTACTGTCATTGATACTATCTT